GGATCCTTACAACCTGCTTCCATAGCCGAAATTCGTGAACGTGATACACAAAATAATCCGTGGAAAAGGACTGCACCTGTTGAGGAAACATACGTTAGTTATTTTGCTAATCCAAGCATGATTAATAACCGTATTTCCAAAGCACTTGGTCAAATTTTCATTGATAATAAATTTTGTGGAGCATTTGCTGTGGCCACTAATGTCATTGCTATTCCTTATCACTTTTTACCTTCCGCAACCACTCTAGCAAAGATCGTTTTAGGAAAACGCCCTATTAAGTTTTTACTCAACCCTAAACTTACGGTACGCGTATCAGAATCCGATCTAGCTCTCGTCTATGTACCAAATACCGGACCTCTGAAAGACATGGTTTCTTTCTTCAATTCTGAATATATCACACAACCTTTACAAGCAACTCTTTATGGCTTAGATTCTCTAGCTAAATCATTTGCTTCCAAGATTATGTGGCAGTTCACACCTGGAGTTAGTAATGGACCTTACGTCTTCAATGGAGCATACTATGATCTAACCGGCATGAACACTTTCGCCGGCATGTGTATGTCACCTATTGTTTCTGACACTAACAGAAAAGGTATTTTAGGATTCCACATTGGTGGTGTAACAAACACTACCAAAGGTTGTGGTATGGCCGTATTAGCCACAGACCTTAAATTTGCCATGCACGAATTATTTCAATTAAGTAAGACATTCGTTCAAGGCCCCCAAGCTTCTGATATTGAAGATGTAGTAGCTGGTAAGCAAATTCTAGTGAGTCCCGATGTTCACAGAAAATGTCCATCCAATTACATTTCCGATCAATCAGCTGTTGAAGTTTATGGAACTGTCACACGCAATAATCCATTTGATTCAGCAGTCATTTCTACACCAATTTCAGAAATCGTAGAGGAAGTCACTGGTGTCAAAAACCAGTGGGGTCCTCCCAAATTCATTGACCCTATTATTCGTGAAGAAGATGGTCATACAGATTTACAACGTTGGAAACCTTGGTTTGCTTCTTTGGATGTTTGTTCTCAACCTTCTAACGGATTTGATCCTGCGCATGTCGAAGCTGCAATGGATGATTATTTGTTTGAGCTGAAGGATTGCTTCAATAAACAAAAAACATTATGGTCTGTCGATATGAAACCACTAAACAACGTGGAAATTGTATCTGGCAAAGATGGTGTCAGATTTATCGATAGTATGAATTCAAGTACTTCCATGGGTTACCCAATTGGAGGTCCTAAATCAAACTATTTGGTAGATTTGGAACCAACTCCCGAAAATGCTGCACCTCGCACTTTTACACCTGAAATCTGGGCTCTAGCCGCCGAACTCGAAGAGCGCGCAGATGAAGGTATATTCCTCAACCAAATATTTGGATCTTCTCTAAAGGATGAGCCTACAAAGCTCAGCAAGGAGAAAGTCCGAGTATTCCAAGCAGCACCCATTGCACTGCAAATATTGATCCGAAAGTATTACTTACCAGTAGCGAGATTCTTATCCGTGAATCCGTTATTGGCTGAATGTGCTGTAGGCATCAATAGCCATGGTCCCGAATGGCATCAACTTAGTGAACATATGGCTAAATTTGGTGATGATCGCATCATTGCCGGAGATTACGCCAAATATGATCTTCGTATGCCTGAACAACTTACATTAACTGCTTTTGCTACTATGATTGAGATTGCTACTTGGAGTGGAAATTATACCGCTCAAGATATCAAAATTATGAAAGCAATTGCACACGATGTGTGTTCACCTCTCGTTGCCTACAATGGCACCCTGATCAGATTTATGGGCACCAATCCCTCTGGTCAAAACATGACTGTCTATATTAATAGTATCGTGAATTCACTATTACATAGACTCGCCTTTTTCGACGCCTATACTGACGAAGAATTGGACCATATTGGTTTCAATATTCTTAAGTTAGGTCGTCGTGCTACCTTTCGTGACCTTTGCGCTCTCGCTACTTATGGAGATGACGCAAAAGGATCGGTAAGGGAAGGTTTCGACAAATTCAATCACGTATCTATGGCTAATTATTTAGCAGCCAATGATATTGTTTTTACTATGCCAGATAAAGAATCTGATCCGATTCCTTTTATGTCGAGATTTAAGGCAGATTTTCTAAAACGAAAAGACCTATTTAATCCTGACCTAGGAGTTTATGTTGGAGCTTTGGATGAGAACAGTATTTTCAAGTCTCTCCATTCCATCATTAAATCCAAGGTTGTTACTCCCATGTCAGTAAGCGCTATGAACTTAGACGGCGCTTTACGGGAATGGTTTTATCATGGTCCAAAAATTTACGAACATCGTCGTGAACAGGTTTCTCAGATTGCCCTGAAAGCAAACTTGGCAGTACCTGGTTTATTGTTATCTTACCAGGATCGCGTCGAAAATTGGCGTGATAAATATGAAACACAGTCTGGTACTGTAAATACCGTAACTAGTTCAGATCCCGTCCTCGAAGAAATCGAGGAGATTTGTGTAGAATTGCAGGGCATGTTAGGCCCTGAACCTATGGAAACAGAATCTATGCCATATATTGATCTTGAAGAACGAGTAATTGAAGTACTTGGTAGACCCACACTAAGGAATACTATTATCTGCAATGCAACATTTGGAGAAATCGATTTATTATACGAAACTGAACAAACTATTTTATGTATTGAATGCAAGATCATCAGAGATGGACCCGCGTATCACACAAAACGCGCTACAGCTCAAGCTCGCAAGTATGCTCGCGTATTCAAAACTCTTCGTCCTGACTGTACAGTGTACGGTCTTATATATACTGAATTTGGCTTTACCATTGTTACATGTTTAGGTAAACCCAAATTTCCCAAAAAATTCGCTGCTTTATTAGATGCTGCCCCGTTGGCCAACTAATAGAAAAGTGGAACTCCCGTCCGTCATGACTTTAAACTGTCTGGAGGTGTTTATCCCAATGCCGACATTACCTAAATAGGAACCAAAGGGACGTGTAGTACTGATTACAGATGTATGAACTAGGTTAAATATTCCCTAGTCCGCAGACTGCTTTACTACATTATAAATGACGCGAACATGCGAGTGATTTCTCAGTCACAGTGGTTAATAGCCCCACAATCAAAATATGAATAGGCAGGTACAATAATGCATGTACTTGACCCTTAAACAACAAATCGCATTACTAACACACAATTTTACTACCAACCACAGAGTGGGGCACTCGGCACTATCCAAGAAGAAGGAATTGCCGATCTCACCTCTCAAATCACAAACTTCCAAGAGCAAGACCCTGGCTGGACCACCACTATCGGTTCAGGCAGTGACGCTACCATGAATTTAAGTAGCACGTCAGACGCATCATTGGGTTCTTTTCTCGGTCGTCCTACGCGCATCGCTGAATACCAATGGTCAGTTGGTTTACCTCTTTTTGAAGAATTCAACCCCTGGAAACTTTTTCTTGACGATCCACGCGTCGCTGAAAAGATTGCCAATTTCGAATTATACAGAAGCAAACTCCACGTTAAAATGGTTATCTCAGGCACTGGCTTTCATTACGGCCGTGCTCTCGTTTCTTATAATCCTCTATCAGGCTTTGATGAAGTTACAGTAGACAGAAATTTTCTGGATACAGACCTCATTGGGGCATCCCAAAAACCGCATTTCTTCCTGAATCCAACCAACAATTCAGGAGGACAATTGGATCTTCCATTTTTCTGGTCAAATAATTACTTATCTTTAAGTGATTTGGACCGGGATTACATGGGAGAAATGACAATTAAGTCAATGACAAATCTCCTTCACGCCAATGGAGGTAATGATCCTGTCACTATTACGGTTTATGCGTGGGCATCAGATGTGGTACTTACAATGCCAACTTCTGTGACCACACTCACATCATTGGACTATACTCCCCAAGCCGGAAATCTTAATTCCGGTGACGAATATGGGCAAGGTATAGTCTCAGGGCCAGCATCGGCCATAGCTCATGCAGCAGGTAAGCTTACAGAAGTACCTGCTATAGCTCCATACGCACGAGCAACAGAAATGGTTGCAAAAGGAGTGGGGACCTTAGCAACGCATTGGGGATATTCGCGTCCTCCAATTGTAACTGACATTGTACAACAAAAACCTACACCCACAGGTAATATGTCAAATACAGATGCAGCAGACGCGGTAATGAAATTATCACTTGATTCCAAACAAGAACTAACTATCGATTCTAGAACAGTAGGATTAGATGGAGAAGATCAAATGGATATCTCTAGATTCGTCCAGAGAGAATCCTATTTAACCTCCTTCCCTATGACTACTGTACAGACTCCAGATACTTTACTTTGGAATTGCAGAGTGACCCCTAATCTCTACGGAACAGAAGGCGACGAAATCCATCCCACACCTATGGCGATGATGGCAACTGTCTTCGAAAAATGGCAAGGTTCTATCAAATATAGGTTCCAAGCTGTAAAATCTAATTTTCACAAAGGTAAGATTCTAATCAGATGGGATCCTAGAGCACATTCATCAACGATACAATATAATACTGTTTACAGTCGTGTTATTGACTTGGCTGAGTGTGATGATTTCGAAATTGTCGTAGGATGGGGTCAATCCAACCCCTTCTTAAGTTGCAGTGAGATGTCAACAGGCACTAATGTATTTTCCGCAGCTACACGCTTTACCAATGACACCGTCAATAGATATAATGGCGTTCTTGAAGTGGCTGTGGTGAATAGCTTAGTTTCACCAGCACTAGATACAAATATTAGTTTCAATGTATTTGTTTCAGCATGTGATGATATGAAATTTGGCGAACCATCCCCAGATAAGATGAAGAAATTTAATCTCTGGGCAACCCCTGTGGCATACACCCCACAATCAGGAACTGTTGACGCATCAGCAATCGCTGGTACATCCGAAGGAGCGACAGATGTACCAACAAACCCCGAACCCATCGTGCCTATTGCAGCAACATCAGCAATAGCAGATCAAACTATGAACGTATTTTTTGGAGAATCACCTAAATCCATTCGCGAATTGAATCGCAGGTACGTCCTGCACAGAACAGACGCACGTTCATACAACAACGGTTTTACTAGTCAAATCCTGAAGATTAGAGATAAAGGATTAGGTTTATGGCCTGGTTTCGATCCCAATGGGATCGATACAGAAGGAACAGCGCCATGCAACATTACCATTCCAACCTACGCTCAGTGGTTTATGCCCTGTTACGCAGCTTGGAGAGGAGCCACCAGAACGAAATACTTATTTGGTGGTAATGTAGACTCAAATCCTAGTGTTACCCGACTTGGATATTCTTCACTTCCTAGATACACGGAAAGTGATTCGAATTGGACAACACAAGAACAAGCTACAAAAAGGCTTACTTACGCCAACGGCTCCTTCTCCGCTGGCGGCGCAGCCACTACTAATATTGGAATCAATGACACAATTGAAGTTGATCTCCCGTATTATAATGGCAACCGTTTCACTTCAGCCAGAATACCCTCAAACACTTTTTCAAATGGTGCTCACTCCGCACTCATTGAATTAGTAATGTTTGGTTCTAATGAAACAACACCCGAACAAGAACATGTGACGGCTTACATTAAGTCGTGGAAGTCAGTAGGTGAAGACTTCACACTATTCTTTTTCACGGGATGTCCGATTTTGTATAAAAATGAGATCAACATTCCAGCATAAAGGGGCGCCTTTTATTTATACGTAATCAAAGAGTTATTGGTACTCTAAAAACCAAAAATGGACCTGATCTGAGGCCCTTATAAAATTCAGATCGTTACCCAAGCAGTGGCCTGCTTGGACGGCATACTTTTATAGTATGTCGTTGTCGGAGGGAAATACCCCTAACAGCAAGTTAATAAATATATTATTATCATTAGTTTTTGCACTGTTAGGGGTCTTACCTCTAACAGATTTTTCTAATGGTCATTATTTATTAATCTTGCACCGACAGATTTTTGTGAAGGTGATATGAAACTAATCATATCAAATAACCTGAACTTACTATCTCGGTCATTTACGCAAAAAAAAAA